TATTTGTTTAGTTGACCTAACATCATTAATACAATACTTAATAATTGAATCTAATGATTCATCATTCAAAACTGGTTCAGTATGATGATGTGGCATTTCTTCCACACTAAACCAATCCATAGAAAATTGTATCCATTTTAAAGAACATCTTTTTGCCATACCATCCCAGTGATTCAATTTGAATATATCGACACATTGAATAGTAAGTTTAAATTCTGGATAATCTAACCATTCACCTGAATTAGATTTTCTAATAATTTCACCAGCATATTGCGCAATAGTACCAGAAACATCATCAGATGATAAACGCAATAACTCATCTCTGTTTTCAAGTATGAATTCAGTTATCTGAGCATCAAACGCAAGATTATTATAACCAAAATGCCAGTCATTATGTTCAATATTACTATCTAAAAAAGCAAGAAATTTTCTTAAATCATTTTTACCTCTGTTAATAACAAAGGTGTGAGTTTCATCAGAATTATATGCTCTAAATACAGCAACAAAACAATTAACTATTGTTTCATAATCCATTACCCAAAATATTCTATCACGCTTTTCCATTGACATTTTTTATATATGTATTATCCAGAATTGTCTTCTTATATAGATTTTACATCTTTGTCAATTATACTTAACATTGGATGCTCTGGATTAATTGCAAACGTATTAATAAAATTTTTTATGTCCACTATATTATCAATATAATATTCATAATAAGTTTCTAACATTTTTCTTTCTTGTACATGTTCTGAATCTTTTTCAGATAATTTATATTTATTTAAAATTGGTTTACCTGTTGTGTCATTCAACTTTGGAAACATGTGAGGTTTTACTTTTTGATCTTTACCAATTACAGCAAGGACATTTGTTTCAGGATCATATATAACTTCATTAAATGGACATTTTTTAGTTGCTGGTAACATTCTAAATGTCTCATTTCCATGAAAATCAGTAGTATACACAATCATGTTTTTTGTTTTTGTAATCATATTTTTGTTTAAGTATTTTTATTATAATTGTACTTCTGGATATAACACTTTACATGTTTCTTTGTCAAGATCATATTTCTCACAAAGTTCTCCAACTGATTTTAAATCTTCTATGTCTACTTTTAATATCTCAGCATATATTTTAAAATACTTTTCTGGATATAAATAAGATTCAATGTAAATCCATTCTGGTGTATGAACACCATAATATGTACTTAAAATCTTTTTAGAATTTTGTGATATTTTTGAATACTTTGCATTGCAAAAAGCATCAAAATCATCTGCAATTGTATTAAAATCAAATACATATGCAATAAAATTGTCATTAAGTTCAACACATGAATCAAGCATTCTATGTGTTATCAAATAATCTTTTTCAAAACGCATCCATTCTTCTGTATGCTGTTTAGCAAAAATACAGATTAACTTACGTGAAGATACATCACAAATTCCTTCCCATTCAATAAATGTTTGAGAAGGTTTATTTATTATATGCTTTTTAAATCCTAATAAAGGATATAAAAAATTGTAAGATTTTTGGAAATATTTACGATATATGTCTGTTATCATAAAATAAGTTCTTTATTTATTATAAATTGATATGGTAAATCAAAGCATCTAGTGTCAAAATGATAATGTGCTTGATCTAATAGTTCTTGAGTTTTTATAACCCATTTCTCAAGTGTTTCTTCAGAAACTTTAATTGGTGCAATTTGCATGTAATTATCTATTACAATGAATCTAAATTCAAATGTGTAATCAGAATATTGTGGTTTTGATAAATAAACATTATAAACCAACATATAATACATAGATGCTTGCATCCAATATCTGTAATATTCTATTGATTCAGTAAATGAACCAATATCTTTACTTGATTTTTTTAAATCATTTACAAATATTATTTTATTTGTGTTATCAATAACTAAATTGTCAACAAATCCTCTTAATCCAAATAATGGATATTTTTTGTCAAATGCAGCAAGTTCAATTTCATTTTGTACTTTAAGATCTTGTTCAAAGTCTGGTCTATAACCCATAACTTTCATGACATAATCATTTGTTTTTATTTCTTCAACTACAGCAGAACATTGTTCATATACAGTTGGATCAACAATAACTTTACCTTCAGCTTTTTTTAAATACTCCCAGTAACTTACATGTTTTTCATTGATAATTTTTTCAATTCTTTGCGCATCAGTTTTTAATGATTGATACAAATTCATATCTTTTAAAATATCAAGAATCGCGTGTTCAAAATGTTCCAAGTGAATTCTTGGATCACCAGATGCATTTAGTTCTTTAAAATGATTGAATAAACGTTGTAATACCTCTTTTGGATTATCACTTGGTATGTCATTTACACTTAATACAAATTCTTTATCAAAATCATCAGGATTTAGAAATAGACAATGAATTAATTTACCTTCAATAGCAAATTTATCTGTTGAATCATCTCTTTGTCCTAATACATAGTGTAAATAAAATAATCTTGGACTATATAATAACTTATTCAATCCTGAATAAGACATCATAAAGTTTTTGTCATAAAATTCTTCTTCTTTTTGAATTTTTGTTCCCATATTGGGAAATAATTGTAATCCTTTCATTACTTACAGTTTAATAAATCTTTTGCGAAATATTTTCCTAATATGTTACCATTATAACTGTTACTTGACAACACATCTAGTTTAATTTGAAGTGAAAATTCACAATAATTTAGGTATTTTTTAGTACAACATAACTCAATGATTTCACGTTTATACATTGATTTTCCTTCAATTTTGATTTCTGCAGTCAGTTCTTTACAACTTCCCCAGTATGTTAACCAATCTGAAGATTTTGAAACTTTTTTAGTTTTTTTTCTAGTACCAGTTTCTAATTTTTCTTTTTTTGTTATTGCTGTTTTTCTAGTAAACTGCAAACTTTTTTTGCCAATATAAAACTTACCTGTCTTTAAGTGAGTTATTTTGTATACAAAACCAATAAGGTTTTCGTGATTCGGTAAATCTTCAATTTTTGTAATTACTTTGTTCTTACTTGAAGGTAATGTCCAGTTTTCCATAATGTTGTTTTTGACAAATTTAGTAAACTAAATCACTATTGTCAAAATATTCTATATTTAACTCTTTATATTTTGCAATTGCTTTATCCAAAATAGGTATCAAGGTGTATGCTGCTTTACTTATTCCGTGAACTTTTACAATATCACTAAAATCTTTTTCAAGACTAACATAACAAAATGGTATATTATGTTTTTGCAAATAATATTGCATACTTTCTATACCTGCAGTGTCACTATCCATATAGGTTACAACTGCTTCATATTTATTTTTAAGTGAATCAATCAACTCATCAGATAATTTAGTATTCTCACTATCTGGAGCAATAACGTCAATGTCTAATTTAGGAATACTTTTAATTGACATGCAATCTTTTAATGAAGAAGTAATAACTAAATATCTTTTTTCTTCTAGTTGATCCCATCCTTGCACATAATCTAGCAACTTCATGAACTTTCTATCACGTTTCATTGGTTGATAAATTTTATACATTTCATTGTTTACAGTAGTATATACATAAACAAATTTTGTTGCCATAGTAAATTCTTCATCAGTTTTAACATCACCAATATATTTTGTCATAGTATAACTTCTCAAAGGAATTACATTGTATTTTTCAAGTAACTTACTACCAATATTGTATTGAAGCCAGTATTTTGCATCATCTTTTGTCCATTCTCTAATATAATAATCAGATAATACCCATGATGAAACAACAAAACTCTTTTTTTCAATCATTTTACCATCTTTTGTAAATGATTTATAATCATTCATTATGGTTTGACTTGCAGTTTTAAAATCTACTTGCCACAATCTCATCATAAGAGCAGTTGGTGTACCTGATATTCCTGTAGAAAAACATTTAAAGACATATCTATTAGTATTACCAAAATAATGAAAATGCATTGAAGGAGTCCTATCTGCAGAATTAAATAAACTTGGTATTCTTACATGTTGTCCAGTAAGTTTTTCTGGTAAATCAAGATAGTATTCTAATATCCATTCAGATGGAATATCATCAATACTATCAACATAATTGTTTAAACTAAACATATCATTAAGTTTTATATTAATAAAAAAGGGTAGACATAACATCTACCCTAATCTATTATTTATTTAATAATAACTATGGAAGTTGTAAGTCATTTACATTATCTTCAAATACAGGTGAGCTATTTGCTGGATTAAAAATATCATCAGCAATAGGAGCTGGTGAAAACTCATTTATAGTTTCAGCTGTTTCTTCAGTAACTTTTTTCTCATAAATATGAATTGCTTCATTATACATAAAAAAGTTTGGATTTTCTTGAGTCAATGCATAAGCATATTTTCCTTCTACTCTTTTTGGTAAATATAAAGAATAGTTTGGAAAGTCAGAACCATCTTTGTAATATTTTTGTCCACCAATTGTAAAATACATCCAGAAGTCTGGTTTACAAACAAAACTTTTGATTGCAGCAACCAATTCTTCAATAGTAGAACATTCAATTTTAAGTGATTGAAATTTCTCAAGAATTTCCATTTGTTTTAGGAAACTACCTAAATAATTTTGAATTGATTCATCTCTTAAGATATTTTTACCTTTGTATACCCAGTCTTTAAAACCAAATTGACCACTTCTTACAGAAGCAATCTGTCCTTTAAAATTTCCTCTTGTAGGATTATTTCTATCTACTTGCACACCTTCAAATCCATCACCAAGTTCTTCACCTTCTAATACAAATACTAAATTATACTGATCCTTGTCATAAGGAGGTCTTTCTAATTTTAAATCTATAATTCTACATTTGTGTGTACCTGGTAATAAGATTTTTGATACATAATTACCTTCTGCTGGATTGAAATCATTTAAACTAAACGCCATTTTTTCTAAATTTTAATTGTTAATTGTTACTTTTTTTACTTTTTTTATTAATCTATAAATATTTGATCCCAATATGTTACAATAGTACCATTTTCAAGAGTTTCAGAAATAACAATTTCTTTATTTCTTAAATGTTCTGGTCTTGCACCACATAGAATATCATCTTGTGTTTTAAAACTCAAGATATTTTTGTCTCCTTTACGCACTAGATATCCAATTGCATCAGATTTTGATGTTGTAATATCTTTTAATTTACCTGTAAGATTTAGATCCAACGAACTAAAATCATTACCATTTTTAGATAACAAAGTATCTTTTACGTGACCTAATAAAATAATATGTGGAGCAAGATTTTTGATTCTTGCAGTCATATCATTAAATGCTTGACGTAACCACGGATACCCTGCACCATTTGCAAGATTTAATATATTACCATACTTTGCTTTACCAGTTGTTCTCCAGTTAGCACCCATTGGTGATAAAGAATACAAATGTTCAGCATATGGTATACACATGTCTTCTAATGCAGTAATGGTATCTAAAGCAATGTACTTATAAGGTTTACCAGCTTTTATAATTGCAGCTTCAATATCCATTAATTCTTTTACATTATTTGCTTTGATTTTCATTGCATCAACATAATCTGAACCACTTTCTAAATCAATAAGTAAACAGTCAGGTAATTGTGACAACAATGTTGTTTTACCAGTTTTTGGTTTACTAAAAATTATTAGATTCTTTGGACTTTTTGTTACTGACATAACTTTTGCTGTTGGTAACACTAAACCTTCTTTTACTTCTGTTGTACTTGCCATTTTTTACCTTCTTTAATTAGATTATTTAACCATTTTTTGTTTGACATTGGAGTATTTTGTACAATACAATAAATATCTCTAATAGTCATTTGTACAAATGACTATTAGAGATATTTATTGTATTGTACAAAATACTCCAATGTCAAAC